AGCGGCCCTTGCAGCCCTTGTCCCAGTTCTTATGCGATGGTTGAATCCAAACGATTCAGCTTTTGGTCGCAGTAAATAATATTAATTAAGAGGTCTACATGGGCAAAGTTGAATGGGACATTATTGTTCCAGTTAAATTACCAATTAGTTTAAAAAATGTAGACCCCGGCAAGCTCCACCCATCGCTCCTCCGTAAAATTCCTCAAGGTGGTCAATTGCACTATCTGGCGGCAGATGCATGGAATGCGATGGTGGATGCTGCTAAAGCAGACGGTATTGAATTAAAACCTACAAGTGCTGGCGATACTTATAGAAGTTATGATAGCCAAAAGATTGGTTTTTTGTCTAGATATCAATTAGAGCCAATTACAAATCAAAGTACAAAAACATTTGAAGGCAAAACTTGGTATCTTAAAAAGGGTATGGCCGCGATGGCGACACCAGGCAAGTCTAATCATAATCTCGGAATTGCTGTAGATATTCATTCAGCAGGAGATAACAAGCGTATAAAATGGCTGATTGCCAATGTTCGTAAATTTGGCTGGAGCTGGGAAGTGGTTCCAAGCGAACCCTGGCATATACGCTATACAGAGGGTGATCAAGTTCCACAAGCGGTTAAGGATTGGCTTGTACTTAATCCAAAGCCAGCAAGTATGTTTGGAACTTACGCGGAACAGAAAGCCTCCGCCGAAGCAAAAGCTGCCGCAGAAAACGCCCCTGTTGTTGTAGAGCAATCTGTTATAGATCAAAAAGAAATTTTAAAAATTGGGTATAAGGGCAAATTAATTAAAGAGGCACAAAGGTTATTGACTAAACATGGTTTTGCTTGTAGAGAAGATGGTGATTTTGGTCCAAAAACTCAAAACATTGTAAAACAATTTCAAAAATCCAAATCTCTTCCTGAGACTGGAGAAGTTGATAAACCAACATGGGTAGCATTGCTCTCTTAAATAATTTGATATAGAATTAGACAGGAGTAATTATGCCAGGAACTAGAAATATCGAGATTTATCAAGGTGATAATTACTCTCACCAGTTGACATTAAAAGACAGTGCAAATGCAGTTATCAATATAACTTCGCGCACATATGCTGGACAAATAAGAAAGAGAAGAACATCTACTGCTATTACTAGTACATTTGTAACACAAATAACGGATGGCGCCAACGGAGTTGTTGTATTTTCTCTGCTACCAGCAGCAACATCTAATATTGTAGCTGGGAGTTATGTATATGACTTTCAAGAAACAAACGGCGCCGTAGTAACAACTTTATTAACTGGGACGGTAACGGTTACTGGTGAGGTGACAAGATAATGGCTGATTTAACCACAATTCAAATACAACCAGCTTCTATTTCTAATGTATCTCAAATTATACAAACTACCGTTTTAACACAAAGTAGTGGTACAATTAATTTAGCGAGTTTAAGTTTAAGCAATACGGCTCCTGCTGATGTTGCAAGAACAGCAGGTGTTGGCTCCAGTAATGTAGCCGCTAGAGCTGATCATGTACATAGCGCTGCGGATTTATTGTTAGACGGAGGTAATTACTAATGGCAAATACACTAAGGATTAAACGCAGAACATCTGGCGCGGCTGGTGCTCCAAGCACCATAGAAAATGCAGAATTGGCGTTTAATGAAGTAGACGATGTTCTTTATTATGGCGAAGGCACGGCTGGATCTGGTGGCTCTGGTACTGCTTTGGCCATTGCGGGTCCGGGTGCTTTTACAACATTAACCAGTGCTCAAACATTGTCGGGTAATAAAACTTTTACTGGAACAGTTATTGTTCCTACACCGTCTTCGGGAACTCATGCCGCAACTAAATCATATGTTGATAGTGCTATTACAGGTGTTGCCACAACATTTACAGTTGCTGGTGATACTGGAAGCCAGACAATCACAAGCGGTACAGATACCTTAACAATTTCTGGAGGCACGGGTCTTACATCGGTTGCAAGTGCAACCGATACAGTTACAATTAACCTTGACAATACGGCGGTTTCGGCTGCTGCATACGGCGCAGCTGGCTCTGTTGCGACATTTACAGTTGATGCTCAAGGTCGTTTGACTGCCGCAGGTAGCACGGCGATTGCAATTACAGCGTCTCAGATTAGTGATAGAGCGACAGCTCTTGTTACTGGCTTAACTGGTACTTCAAATCAAATTGCGGTTTCTTCTGGCGCTGGTGCAGTAACACTCAGTCTTCCAACGAATGTAACAATTCCAAATAATCTTACTGTTACTGGAGATTTGACTGTTCAGGGAGATACAACAACTCTCAATACATCAACTCTTGTTGTTGAAGATAAAAATGTTGTTTTAGCAAGTGTAACAACGCCAACAGATGTTACAGCAGATGGTGCTGGCATTACAGCCAAAGGCGCTACAGATAAAACTCTAAATTGGGTTAATTCAACTGGTGCATGGACATCATCAGAGCATCTTAATCTTTTGTCTGGCAAGGTATTTAAAATTAATGGCACAACAATATTGAGCGGGACAGCGCTTGATAATGTGACTATTGATGGTGGTTCTTTTTAGTTAGGAGAAGAAATGGCTAATATAGTCAAAATTAAAAACTCCGGCACGATAAATTCGACACCGCCTTCTTTGGAGCATGGCGAATTGGCTATAAACTATCGTGATGGCATTTTGTTTTTTAAAGATTCAAGTAGTGCAATTATTGCATTTAATATTACTGATGCCATACTTAATAGTTCTGCATTAAACGATTTAAAAGTCTCGGTGGCGATGCAGATCTTTTAAGGTCTAAAACGCATTTTCTGTTATAATTGATTATTATGGATGATGTAAAAATCAATACAAGTAAAACATTAACCCTTACTCTACCAAGCGATCCTGCATCCAATATTGTATCAACAAGTTTATATCATGAATTTGGTTCGTTAGTAAGCGGCCCAACAAATGCCACAAGAACAAGCGCAGGTGTATATACAATTACATATGGTCAACAAGCGTCTGGTATTTATATTTTAAACTCTGCCGGAAAACATAGAATTGATTTTACTTATACAATAAGTAGCACATCATACACTCAGTCTCAATATATTAATGTTTACACACCGTATATTGACAGCACAACGTTTTTTCAAGACCACCCAGAATTAGTAGACGATTGGTTTGATAAATTTGATAAATTAGAAAAAAAAGTTAGAAATATTATAAACACCTTTTGTGGTCAATCTTTTGATTACTATCCAAATAAATATATAGAAATTCAAGGAACTGGTAAAAAGGTAATTCATTTACCTGTACCGATTACTACATTAAGGGTAGTCACAGCCAATTCGGGCGACTCCGATCAGGTTGTAGTCCACAATTATGCAGATGCAACACTAGATAATATTGAAAAAACCAAAGAACCTCATAATTTTAATAGCACATATTATCTTCAATATAAAAGATCATATATAGAAAAAATTCAAACACTTATTGCAGCAGCAAAGTTTGATATTGAGGATGATTATAAAATTGAAGGTGATTTTGGTTGGCGATTTGTGCCAAACAATATTGAACAAGCGGCCGATTTGCTTTTAGAAGACATTATGAATGACGATTCAGAATTCCGAAGACACGGCATTTATCGCGTTGACATGGACACTATTGCATACGAAACAAAGGGCGATGCGTCATTTTATGAATCTACTGGGAATATTGACGCAGATGTTTTGTTAATGGATTACACATTATTTGTGATGGATTATGTGGTTTAAATGTCTCACGGAACTTTTTTAACATTACCGCATAAAATTGATGTTTATACTAAAACAACAACTGTTAACGCGGCAGGACAAAGGGCTACTACATATTCTTTGGCTGCAACCATAAAAGCGCTGTACCAAGCAATTTCTTCTGAAAGAAGACTAGAGCCGTATACAGAAAACATTGATGAAATAAAATTTTATATATCATACAAAAATGCTAGTTATGCTTCTTACAATAATCGAATAAGCAATGTTGTTGATAGATATGGAAATGTCATTGAGGCTGGACCGGTAGAAATAATTAATATTCACAAACAAACTGGGCTAAGTGGCAAAATTAGACATGTGCTTTTAACATGTCGCAAGGTAGTAGAAAATGCTTAAAATCACTATTAACAGAGCCGCAAGCGCACAGATGGAATATGCGGCCATCTACACACAAACTCTCCCGCTTCGACTTCAGGCTGCGCAGATGAGAGCCATTTTGGCGGCTGTTGAAAAAGTAAAAGCTCGGTTGCCAGAGATATCAAGGGCTGCCAGATACTTGGATGTAAAAGCGATGCCATACGGACCAGTGGGGGCA